ACCATTTAATAAAACCCTCAAATGTTTTCTTTGCTTCTATTTCTGCTGCTTCTCTAGGGGTCATTATGCAATCTCCATCTCTTCTAATACTGCTTGTTCTATAACTATTACAGCATCTTCATTGTTAATCTTGAACCACTCGTTACGCCTATCACCTAGCTTTCCTGCCAGTACATGTGCCTGTCTCTCAGCTACGTTACGATCATCTGAGTAGGCATAGTGTACAAGAGTGTAGTCACGCATAGGTGAGCTTGTTTGATATGAACTCAACCTATCCTCTGCATCAACTGCCTTACCTATCTTGATCCACTCAGGCCATGCCGCATTACCCATAGCATAGACATGACCAGAGGTAGTAGCATTGTAGTTAGTTAAAGAACTAAACGCAGCGTCATCAAATGTTTTATACCTACCTGCCTTATACAGTGGATGTTTTCTTGATATATACTTTCCATTTACATACATAGAAAGTGGATTACTCTTTGCATTTATAGGTGCTTGAACTACATGATGACAGTCAATACATCTGTATTGTTTATTTGCTGCCATAGTTTCATACCAATTCTCACCTACTGTTAAGGTGGTGTTACAATATGTACAGTTATGTGTCATGCTACGTACCTCGCTATCTTGTACTCAAGATCAGTGTGAACAATACCATGCCACCCTGATAGTTTATTCTTAACGACATTGATGTGTCGCTGGTTGTCTTCTTCCTCTTGACCCTCAACTGTAGGGTTCTTAGAGATCATCAGCATCAGGTCAGCTTCTGCTGCCTTACCTGTGCGGCTACCTTCCATCATAGCTTGATTGAGTACAACCTTACCCTCTGCGTCAGCAGATAGCTGAGACATGTAAAACACGGCACACTCTTGCTGCTTGGCTATCTGCCTAGCATGTATAGCGTTAGCCTTGAGTGCCTCGTCAGGACGTGCAAACCCCCCAGCCTTGGAGAACTTGTCACCCATATCTAATATAACTATGTCAGGCTTATATGATTTACATACAGACTCAACCCAATTCATGTCACAACTAGTTGCATCTTTAAACATGAGATTAGGTTTGATCCTCAAGAATGCAGCCATTGCTTTCTTTCTAAGCTCTGGTACTTGTAGCTCATGTTTATCTAAGCCACTTACAGCATTGATGTAACGCATTACTACACGTCCATAACCTTCTTCATTGCACAGGACAATAACCTTTGCACCTTGATCACAGAAACCATTAGGGCCAGCCACGAGTGAGGCATGGAAGGATGTCTTACCTGTGTTGGGTCTAGCACCTACCTCAATCAAGTGACCAGCATTTACGCCCTCAACCTTACGTGTCAATGTAGGTATGTTGAATGTCCATCGTGTCTCAAGGTCATTGAGTGCCATGATAGTATCGAAGTCAATGTCTTCCCAAGTAACTCGTAAGTTAGGTGTGAAGTCATCACCGTATTGCTCAAGCATATTACGCAGTGGCTCAAGGCTAGACTTGTCACCATTAACATAGTCGAACCCAAGGTTAGCTATGTCTTCACCTACTACCTGTTGGAACAGTTTGGATAGCACCTCTTGTGCTACGTCACTGCCCATAGGCACTTGCTTAGTTACCTGCATGAACAGGTGACTGTACGCTTGCTTCTGTGCAGTTGTGAGGGTAGGATTGTTCGCCATGAACAGTGCCTCAATCTCTGCTGGTGTAACTGTACGCTCGTAACGTATCATGGCAGTATCAATAGACTGCTTGATCTTACGAACATCTTTACTGAACAGTCTGTCTGGACAACGTGCGCCACGATGTTCATCGTAGAAGTCTTTGTCCATGAGACTACGTATCAATGATAATTCCATATGTTAATCTCCTAGTGTTGTTAAGTTGTGTAAGTCGGTAGGGTTTCTGTATTTTAAATCGTCACGCAGATACATAACCTTAACTGTGTCCACGTATGTTCTCATTTCTCTTGCGAATAGCAGTGTCTTCTGTAGGGCATCGGGGTCTAACGCAATTATAACTGTTGAGAACTGCGATAAGTACCTCTTATGTCCATCGGACAATGATGTACCCAACACTGCGACCCCGACATATACACCACCGTCACCTATAACAGCAGCACTTATGCAGTCCTCAACAACTACAGCAGTTTTACCACGTCCATGAGTGTATGGCAAGTGTGAATTACCATAACGTTTCCATTTAGGTAGCCGCTTGCCTAGCGATCTACCTGTGGCATCTACTGTAGTACCGCCATGTATAACAGGGAAGACCACACGATCTTCCTTCACGTCATACAATAGCCCTAAGTCTTGTGGGTCTAGCTCCCACTCATCACAGAAACCTGTGAGCTTCTTGTAGTCACGCACCAACCACTCTGGCTTAGAGAAAGTTGATACGTGTGTCTCTTCTGCAACACTACCCAATGACTTGCGTATGTCAGCAGCAGTCAATGTTGTACGTGTGCCACCCGATATAGGGCAACTGGCTTTGTAACAATTCCATACAATACTACCCATGTTGTTAGTGATAGTAAATGTATTCTTAGTCTTACAACTAGGACATGTCATACGTCTACTCTCACCATTAGCTAGTGATAAATCACTTATAATATCTTGTATGTTCATACTACTAACCTTTCATGTTATTCGTTAGCACTCAAGGATACACTTACATTTCTTTGTGTCAAGGCATTATTTGCACTAGTGTAAGTATGTTTCATATATGGTTTCACAGAAGCCACATGATTGTGACCTGTCACTGACATAACTTGTGGCAAAGGTACACCCTTGTCTATCATTTGGGTTACACCAGTTCTACGTAAGTCCATAAGCCGTAGTTCTTCTGGTAGTTTAGCTAGTCGCATGACACGTCTACCTACTTTAGACAGACGTTCCATAGTGTACGGCATGAACATACCTTGCACTGGTCTTGTAGGATGAGGTGCAACAAATAGCTGAAAGCCAAAGTCATTCTTCTGTTCTTTCAACATGTGCAACAGGCTATCAGAAATAGGTAGACTTACCTCTGCCCTACGCTTGCTCTGTTCTAACTCTAGCTTACCATAGGTAAAGTCTATGTTATCCCATGTGAGCATACGCATGTCACCTAATCGCTGACACCACTCGTATGCCATGTGTACAATCAAGCCAAGACTTCTGTACTCAAAGTCAGAGTACGCAGTGTCAAGGAACTTGATCACCTCACCATGTGACCACACCATCTTACGTTGAGGTGCAGCCTTACGTTTGATGTTAGCCCAAGGATTTAGTGTAGCGTACTCCATTTGAATAGCATAGTTGTATATCCTACTGGCACAAGTAGCCGCATGATTGGCAAAAGGTATGCCTCGCTTGACCCATTCTTCATAGGCTTGCTTTGCAACCTTAGAGGTAACGTTGAGATACTTACGTGTACCCATAGACTGATGCAGCACTGTAAGAAAGTACCTATAATCTACCTTAGTTGTGTCACGTAACATATTGAAATCATTAGATTGATAGTAATAGTTAATTAAGTCTGTGACCTTGCTGCCCTTGTACAGCTTTGCAATCTGTAGTTGTTCCTCACGCCAAAGGTCAATGGTATCATTGTGTTGTTTAACTATCTTACGAACTTGCTTTAAGTCTGTGCCGTAAGTCTCTCGTTTAACTACACCTTCTTCCACTAAGATAGACGGTGGATTAAAGCGGTACGAGATGTCACCAGAAGATGACACTCGTTCCTGTACATACCTTGGTAGCCTAGCCATTAAGCAGCAGCCAGTTCAATGAACTTCTTATCACTGACCCACTTAGTTACCTCTTGCTCACGTGACCACATGCTGATAGCCTGTGTGTCATTGCCTGTGTTCTTGAGGTTGAACCCATTACGTTCATCAGCATAGCTGGCATAGTTGGTAAAGGCAGAATACAACGCCCACTTGTTATGCCCACGAGTAGAGGCTTCATCCATGTACAAGCCGTACATTTTCTCTGCCTTACGCTTGGATGTAATCAGTTCTTCTAACAAGCTAGACACATCGACATACTTGAGGTCTGTCTCTGCCCAGACTTGCATCTTAGCTGCCCTCTCATAGAAGCTATCTCGTGCCTTGTTCAGTTCGTAGATGAAACTTTCCAAGGTAAAGTTAGATGTATTCTTACGGCGTATCTTATCGTAAGACCCCACGATAGAACCATTGGTACAGAAGAAGTCTATCTCACCAAAGAATGCCTGATTGCTACATGAACCATCGACACCATGCAAAGATATGATACGGTTAGCAAGCTCTGTCTCGTGCTTGTCGGTATGCACTTTAGCTTTCATGTTAGGCAAGGTAATGTCGAGCATAGTCCATGCACCATTACGTGCAGTACTGAACTTGTAGTCAGCGTCAGCTATCTCATACGTAGCTAGTTCTTCTGTAACTGTATCAACTACGTTGGTATAGAAGTCCTTGTGTGATACACAGGTAAACCCATTGCCTACAATACCAAGGTACTCACCTGTCTTGGCGTTGCGTACATATTTCTTGTCACGCATCTTTGTTGGTTCAAAGGCTACGTCAAAGTCGATGTGTTGTGGAAAATCAAATGGCATACTATTTCTCCTTATGTTAAGTATGGGGCAACTATGCCCTAGTTATATAATCTTGTCTACCTATTACAGTAACGGTAAGCTACTTGTAAAATATGTGTGACCCATAAGACACAGTTCGTGTCAGATTCTTAGCCCATATAGGTTTCACGTAGTTGGCATGATAGTTGGTAGCACCTAACGATACATCACCAACATTGCCTCTCAGTACATCATCAGCTACCAGTACAGCCAAAGCCCATGCTCTGTCCTCATACGGCACGTCTGATTTACCGTCACAGTACCAACTGAACTGGCACTTATAACTGTCCTTACGGTAGCCATCTTTGACTACGGCACATACATTGTTAGGCCACCTGTCATCTTGAACTCTGTTGATGACCACACTGGCTACGGCATACATACCATTCATAGTCTCATTACGTGCCTCGTGATACACATTGAGTGCCAAGCATGTTATTGCTGCTGTCATTATCATTAAGCTGCTTCCTCCTCTTCTTCATCTATTTTAAATGTTACACAAATATAACCAAACTCATCTGTAGCTTCGTACTTATGGGTCGGGCAAGTGGCAAGCCACTCCCAAAACTCTTCACGGCTCATTACGCTGCATCCTCTTCTTCTAATGGTCTGTGTACTTGTATAAAGATACGTGTACCGTCACCGTCTTCTTCACTGTCAGAGTACAGAGAAACAATATCACCTGCATCTGCATATTTTTTAAGCTTCTGTATGCTAATCATCCTGTCACCTCTGCCTGATCTACTAAAGAAGTTTACCTTTACTTCTTCACCATCAATGTACTCGCCCATTATTGTGAGCTTGCAACCCTCTACGAAAAATGGATCAGTATATTTCATACCAAAATCATCATATAAAAATTGAGCAACAGTTTTGTTAGCATTAATCTCTGTCTTATTCAACATACGTTGCGTTAGTTTAATCTTGGCTCTCATAGTAATCTCCTTACTGCACTGCCATTGGTGCTTCATATATGTAATCGTATTGCTCATACTCTTCAGCAGGGTATTCCTCACAAGAGATAAACACTACTTCACTGGCAGGATGCATGTGCTTTGCCATAAGCACTGCCATGCTACTTGCCTTATCCCACCTATCAATAGCAGGAAAGGTATCATCTAATCTGATACAACTATCCTGACCATCGACAGATACAATTATCTCGTACCTATTAATCATCACAGGTACACCTTGGTTCACATAACTCAGGGAATGCAGATCGTAGTCTCCACTCAGCTTTACTGATAGCCCTGCAATCGTCCATAGTTACGTCAAACATTTCCTGCAAGCTAAACTCTGTTCTTTGTATGGCTTCCCATGCTTGCTTAATAGCATTGCGTTGTAGTTCAGACAATGCTTTAGCATTTTCATTTCTGATACGGTCAGCTTCGTCACGTTCTTTCTTCCAATCTTCTGCTGTTTTACTCATGTGTATATGCTCCTTTTGAGTTTGTACAACACATATCCTATGCATTGCACTTCCATGTATATAATCCATATGCTAATAGTGTCAATATTTTTTATATCATAGCCTACTGTCACTACTACCGCAAGGGTGGGTAGTAGCAACATGTAAGATGTCATTGGCACTAGTAACAAGTACATCAAGCTGCTAGGTTATCTAGCTCTGCGTTGACATCTTTCAACTGTGACTCAAGCATACGCTTGGTTTTGATCAGTTTCATTTTGCCAGTATTACGCTTAGATTTGATCAGTCCAAGAGACTGCAAGACTTGTTTACGATATGTAATACGGTGTGTATACTCATTCATAATTGTAGCTATCTCATTGATAGTCATATCAGAATAGTTTTCCAAAAGGCACTCATCAATTACCACGTAATTGTATGTGTAGTTCACGGCTCTTTGCATGTGATATGTATGATCAGCATACAACTCAGGGTGAAGTGTCTGTACAGTTGTGAGTGTTGGGTTTGTCATTGTGTTAGCTCCTGTGCTAGTTGAGGTTGGGGTAGTTGTGTTGGTTTGAGTAGTCATACTATGCTACCTTTCGTGCTTGTAGTTTCTGTTTACGTGCTATCTTACGTTCACGTTTCCAATCGTCATTGTGTTTCTTAGACTGTCCGACATCGGACGGTTTTCGTTTAGTGAACTTAACGTAGTTCTGCATCTCGTAGCGCATCTCTGAACTCCTTTTTACGGTTGCGTTTAGCTTTGCTGCCCTTCTTTGGTAGGACAACTTGGGGTGATTTACGATCCTGTAGCATTGCCTTTGCCACAGGATTAACTATTCCTACTTTGGTTTTCATTGCATATTCCCTTTGACTAGTCAAGTACAAATCCACTTGTATCTTTCTTGGCACGTCCTTTGGCATACAAGCTGACAATCACATTGCTAGGATCAAGGAACCTGAGATCATCAGCGTCACCTGATATAACTGGACGGTCAAGGAATGTATCTGGCATAGACTGAATGTCACGCCACACAACAGCCATGTTCATACCTTTTGCTAAAGCAATATCAACTTGTGGCTTGTAGCGTACATCAGCTTCGCTGTAGCTAAAGATAAGATAGTAGTTGTCTATGCTATCAACCTTACGGTTGGCAATCTTTGTGTAGTCGTAGAACTGAATGTCAGGATAAGCTGCAAATATATTCTCATATGTCACATCATCCTTGACCACTGGTATACGTTCCCAACGTATGTCACTAGTGCCATTCAAACGAATGACAGGCTTGACAGATTGCTTGGCGCAATACTTGGCGAACTTGCCACAGTCCACAACCATTGCCGCCATGAAGCCAACACGATCTTTGGCGAACCATTCTGTTTTTCTAGCACGTGATTGCTGTACTGTGTTCATTGCACCTCGCCCTGCTGTAAACAGGCAACCTTCAATGCAACCTGCTATCTCAGCATTAGCACAAACATTTATGCCAGATGACTTCCAAGGCATCATATACATGATCGCTGTTTCGTACTTGTCACCATTACCTTTGATTGTTTTAGCATCAGCACCACTAGCGATTAACTTACCACGATATGCCATTATAAAAGTTCCTTTTAAAGTGTCCGACATCGGACGGTTTCAGTTGTTAATGTATATATGTTATATAATACTTTCACTAAAGTATCAAGTGTTATATAACTATATACTATTATTAGCATGGTTAAGTATTGAAGCGGCATTGGCTATAGTCACGAATTTTTCTTTCATGTTGACAGGCAAATGCTCATCTTCCACAAGGCTCATTGCCCAACCTTCAATACGCCCCAAGGCAATATGCAAATCATTTATTTCTTGCATTACTTGCCATGCATCTTGAGTAGATTTTTGCGTTGCTTCAATTTTTTCTAGTACAGTCATTTGTTTATTCCTTCAGAATAAAGTTGCATGTATCATTGGCATCATTGCCAATAACATAATAAAAGCTGTCCAACTAACGGCAAGGCAA